AACACAGGCGATGATATATGGGCATCAGTAGACGCAATTAGCGGCAAAGAGCAAGAGCTAGGCAATGAGCTGGTAGGGGTGATAACGCATTTTATCAAGGTAAGATACAAAGCCTCAGTATCGGTTGCAGATCGCATCGTATTTGATTCTCGTATATTTCAGATCGAGAGCGTACGAAACTGGCAAGAGCGTAACGTATTTTTAGAGCTTTTATGCAAAGAGGTTACGACATGATGACGCTAACAGGCGATAAAGAGCTTGAAAAGGTACTAAAAAGGCTACCTAATAACGTCCAGCGTAACCTAGCTAAACGATCTATGAGAAAAGCCGTAGCACTATTTAGAAAAGAAGCGCGTAAGCTAATACCCTTTACCAAACGTAAACAGCTTAAAAAGGCGATAAAAACGCGGGTTTCACTACGCCCAGATGGTACGCTAATAGGGCGAGTATTTACGTTATCAGGCGGTACTAAGGGCGCGCCTCATGCTCACATGGTCGAATGGGGCAGCGAAAATAATAAACCTACTTTTTTTATGACGCGTACTTTTGAAGCAAACAAAGAGAGGGTTATAGACTTGTTTAGGGCGCAGATACGGCTAGAGATAGCAAAAGAGGCGGTAAAATGAGCCTAGAAAAAGGGTTACGGGCGATTTTAATAGCAGACGAAACGGTAAACGGGCTAGTAGCCTCTAGGATTTACCCACAGCGTCGCCCTACTGGGTCATCGCTACCAGCTATAACGTACCAGACCGTTTTTCAAGAGATCACCGAGGCTCTAGCTGAGCAGGCAGGGCTGAGGCGTAGCCGCGTATCGTTTGAATGTACCGATGATACCTACGGTGATACTAAGACGCTGCGTAACGCCGTTACTGCTGCGTTAATAGATTACAACGGTACAATAAGCGGCGAGATTATAGATAGTATACGGCTCGAAGCAGCCGTAGATATAGACGAAGATTTAGAGCCTGCTAGCGGTTCAGTAGGCGTATTTAGGACGATTTTAGATTTTATAGTGTTTCACCAATCCAGTTAAAAAGGGGATAAAATAACATGGCAGCAATTACAGCCAACAAAACAACACTTACCTATGACGGGGTAGCTATAGCGGATATTGTGTCCCTAACTGCGCCGTCTATATCGGTAGCTATGATAGACTCGACGAGCATAGCCGATATTTATCGTACGTTTATAGGCGGTACAATCGACTCTGGCGAGATGTCTATGGAGATACAGTACGACCCGAATGAGGCGGGGGCAACTAAGCTAGAGGCAGAATGGGAAGCTACACAAACAGAGGCACCTACCGCTAAAGGGGTCGTAATTACGTTTAGCGATGACTCTACATATACGTTTCAAGCTATCCTAACGAGCATGAGCGTTACAGCTGCGATAGATTCCGTTGTAACTTGTTCGGTGGGCTTAAAAGTTACAGGTGCAATTACGGTCGCTGGTAGTTAATGCTCAGTAAAGACGCTATTCTAAAGGCTGACGATCTACCTAAAGAGCTGGTAGATGTACCAGAATGGGGCGGTAGCGTGTACGTACGTACTTTACGCGGTAATGAGCGCGACCACTTCGAGCAGTCGTTAGTAGGTAAAAAGCAGAAAACGAGCCTAGAGAATGTACGCGCCCGATTCGCTGTTTTAACCATTTGCGACGAGAATTGTACGCGGTTATTTACAGACGGCGACGCTAAGGCATTAGGCGAAAAATCAGCGGCAGCGTTAGACCGAGTATTTGCGGTAGCTCAGCGTCTAAACGGCTTTAGCCAAGATGATGTAGAGGACTTAGCAAAAAACTAATCAGCCGCCCAGAGCGGCGGTTTTATTTTCGCCTCAGTCTCGCTTTGGGCATGACCGTTAAAGAGCTTTTACAGCGTATAGACTCGGCAGAGCTGGCAGAATGGATAGCGTACTATGGCTTAGAGCCTTTTGGGCAAGAGCGCGACGCGCTTCACTCTGGCATCATCGCGGCGACGATAGCTAACGCCCATAGCTCTAGCAAGAGCAAGACGTACCAGCCAGCAGACTTTATGCCAGATTTCGAGGCTAAAGACCAGAGCAGCGACGATATGAAGGCAATACTAAACTCGATGGCAGGGGGATAAATGGCAACCGTAGGCAACCTAAACGTAAACGTAAACGCGCGTACCGCTCGATTCATGAAGAAAATGAAAAGCGTACGGGGTAGCGTTGCGCGCTTTGGGCGCGCCATAGGCGGCATAGCTAAAAAGCTCGCCCTATTTAGTGTAATGGCTGGCACTGTTGCAGTGGTTGCTATTATAGCCCTAACGAAAAAGGGGCTAGCCTCTGTAGATGCGTTAGCCAAGCTAGCCCAGTCTATAAACTCTAGCGTAGCCGCTTTACAGACGCTACAGCATATGGCGACCATCGGCGGCGTATCCATAGAAAAAATGGATAAAAGTATATCTAAGATGGTTAAAAACGTGGGCGAAGTTACTATGGGAATAGGGACGGCTACAGATGCGTTTAAAGAGCTGGGGCTAGATGCTAATAAGCTACAACTAATGCAGCCGGACAAGATGTTTGGCACTATTGCAGACGCTATAAACCAGATACCAACAGCGGCGCAGCGATCCAGCCTAGCCTATGATATTTTCGGTCGAGCTGGCCAGGAGCTTCTAGTAACCATGCAAGGCGGTAGCCAAGCCGTAGACGATATGCGGCAGCATCTAGAGGAGCTAGGCGTAGTTATTGGCGACGAGCAGGCTCAGATGGTCGAAAAGGCTAACGACGCATGGGCTGATATAGGGCTAGTATGGAAGGGCTTGCAGCAGCAGCTTGCGGTAAACTTTGCCCCACTTTTAGAGAAAATAGCTAATAAGATAATCGCCATGGTAAAAGCCTTCGGGGGTATGGGTCAAGTAGCCGAGTTTATAGTAAAAGGCGTTCTGTACGCGGGGGCATTTGTATTAGATGTAATACACGGTGTAAAATTAGGTTTTTACGGGCTTAGAGCTGCTGTATTACAGGTAGCCGCTGATATTGTACGGGGTATGGCTTGGGCGGCTGAGCAGATCGAAACAGCTTGGAACAGTATAAAAGGGTTACATGAGCAGGCTATAGGATGGACTGATCAAGTAATATCGGCGGTAGCTGGAGCTAACGCTGCCGTAGCTGAATTAGTAGGCTGGGAGTCGATGGGTAAAGAAATGCGGTTTTTGCAAGAGGGCGCGCTAATTGCTGCTGGGGATTCTAGAGAGAACGCAGCTAAAATATACGCGCAAGAGATAAACCGAAACATATCAGATTTTTTAGGGTCTATCGGGGACTCGCTAGGCGATCAAGCGGCAGATGCAGCGGGTACTTTTTTAGATACTCTAGACAAAGGCTGGTCTATGGGTAAAGTACCCGAAACTTTTAGAACGCTTATAGATAACGCTCTAGGTGAGGGCTTTAAAGACTTAGAGGGCGACGTAACGCTAACAGCCCCAGACGTAAAGGGAGCAGCCGAAACGCTACAAACAGCTCTAGGCGGATTTAAAGTAGAGGGCGATCAGACAGCACGTAGGCAAGATCAACAGATAGAGATAGAAAAATCACAGCTAATAGAGCTAAAGAAAATATCTAACAATTTAAGTACAGCGGGTACTGGGGGTGCTTTAACGTGAGCGTAGTAGTAACAGAAACGCCCGATAGTAAGAAAATTAGCCGTTCTACAGATGGATCTCGCACCGCGTCAAGGTCTTTTATCGTTTATGACGACGAGGGCGACATTTTAACAGCATCAGACGTAATAACAGCCTATGGCTTACCATTTGTAGGGCAAGTTTACCCAGATGCGGGGGGCTTGTTTGCTAGCGGGTATAATCTTAGCCTACATAATGACCGTAAGCATACATGGGTAGTAGAGTGGTCTTATAACACGATACAAGTAGAGGATGAAGATAGCGACCCCAGCGATGATGACGATAACCCGATGGGGAGTAATACGAGCATAACGATAGGGCTAACTATTGTAGATTTATATAAAAGCGGCTATACCATACCATCTTCACCGGCTGATATAAACGACCCATCGCCTAACGGTACTGATTTCGGCGACGTAGGCGGCTCATTAACTGATAGTGGCTACCCTATATCTTTCGCATTACCTACGGCAGATATTAAGATAACTAGAACATATACGGGTTTTTATAACGGCGGGGGCTTATTAAGCGTGACGGGTACGCGTAACAGTAATAGCTGGTCTGGCTTCCCAGTGGGTAGCTTGTTATTTACAGGCGTAGGGTATACCTCTAAAGGCGGTAATACCTACGATTTATCGTTTAACATTTCTTACGACGCGTGGTTTCATTTGAGACAAGTACCAGACCGTAACCCAGCTGGTAAGCCTAATTATAACTCTACAGCTAATACAATGGACGTAGAGTGGCGGCAGCCTTTTGAGGTTACAGCGAATTTTACATTTTTACCTACATGAGTAACTACCCAGAGATAAGCCGTGGTTTAGGTAAACTTACCCCCGATTTATTTGGGCGTATAATTCGTATGTTACGTAGCTTCGAATCCAACGAGCGGGTAAGTAGAGATAATAGACCGCCTACGATGATCGGCAGCGATTATTTTATGGCTAAACTAACGGGCTGCGCTGGTCTGGGTGGGGGTATCATACGCTGGGAGTATTCATTTACCGAGGTATACAGCGATGATAGCACGTACATTATCCCAGACAATGCCCAAACAGGAACGGTAGCAGCTGGTACGGCTGCATACAATCTATGCGAGATGGGCAACAGCGGCGATTTAGTAGGTACAGGCGTAGATATGGACGGGGCAGATTATCCTGATGGCTTTAATATGATGCCCATTGGGATGACTTCGGAAAATTTCGACGCAGGTACTACTACGTACGCATCGTTAGACGTAAACGTAGTAGTAATGATGTTTAACGTAAATACCGATACTGACACTATGAATAGAGTATTTTTCGCCGCTAACTCTCATGATGGCACCTGCTCATGAGTGGGGGCGGTAGGTGGTGTTGTGAATGCGGCATAACTGTGCCCTGTGCAGCCGTTTGGAATGGCGATATCTTTGGTGGTGCAGAGTTCTGTCAAGATTTCATTTGTCCTAGTTGTTCCAACGATTGTCCGTCTACGCTTAATGTAGGATTTACGATTCCGTCGTACGAGGTCAAATTACCTTGTCCCTCGGGCTGTGTTGTGGCGTATACGTCACCGGCTATAACGGTTAGCATGACCTTACCCAGAGAGAGTTGCCATTATTCCGGATCGTCAACTGCGGCCACATCTATTGGAACAGTCGGTTGCGAAACATCGGGGCCTACCTTTATAGACCGTACGATATTTGTGAGATTGTACGCAAATGGAATCGTTTGGCCATATTTTCAGCGCGCTCTAACGCCTTGCGGATCATCTACAACAGAAACCCCAGAAGAAGCTGGCCCGTGTTGCGGGGTGATACTTCAGGTGTCAAGTACCTTCCAGTACTTTTCAGGCGGGTACGTGCGCTATTATTGGCATTATGCGTTTAAGACTTCAACACCTGTTACTGATTGTGACGATGAGTGTAGATGTTTTAATACTTATGTTGACGGTCAGGGCCACTATTCTGGGACATGGCCAGAAGATCCCGTGTGTTACACATTGCCACTATTCAATGTGACGGTAACATGATAAAATGTAATCATTGGCGGGATTGTGGGGTAAATCGGGGCGGCTGCTGTAGCATCGAAGAATATGATCGGCCGTCTTGGGGAGTATGCTTGCTTAGTTGCAATAAAAATACTCACAAGATAAGTAGGGACGCGGCGCATGATATTCTTAAAATAAATAAAAAGTCGCAAGGGTTAGGCGATACAATCAAGAAGATAATCGACAAGGCTACGCTAGGCAAGGTTAAGCCATGCGGAGGCTGTAAAAAGAGACAAGAGGCATTGAATAAGATAATGCCATATAAAGGGGCTGATAATGGCTGATAGATTATGGGTAGGTGTAACTGATGTATGGGATTTAGCTAGCAACTGGTCGCCAGCGACGGTACCCGTCGCAGATGATGACGTATACATAACTAGCGGTAGCCAAGATATAGCAACAGCTGACGAGAGCGACGTAGCCCTAGGGCGGTTAGTAGTAGGGGCTGGCTATAGTGGTAGTATCGGCGACGGCGGGGCGTTATCTATTGACGCGACGAGCTTAGACTATTCGGGGCAAGGATCGACGGCGAATTTTAAGGGTACGTATACGACGGTTACTGTGCAAGATACTTCTACATCAGATACAGCCTTAAAACTTGACGGCTCGTCAGATACCATAGCTACAGTACGTATTTTAGGCGGTAAAGGTACGGTAACACTTGCGGCCGCCTGCGAGATAACAGGCACAATAGAGCAGATAGGGGCTAGCGGGGTTACTACCGTAATTTCAGATGGTATAACACTAACGACGGTAGACGTATTATGCGATAGCGGCAAGTTACAGCTTAACGAGGCACCCACTAATCTGACGGTATTTGGCGGTGATGTAGATGCGTTATTAGATACAGGCACTATTACGGCGGTAGATATGTACGGCGGTAGGCTTCGCTGGTCGCCGTCTGCAGCTTGCACCATAACGACCCTTACGGTCTACTCTGGTACATTTGATAGCCGTAACAGCTCAGCCCCAGAGTTTACAATAACTAACACTACAGTACATGAGGCAGGAATCATCGATGAGAGGTCTGGGCTGGCTAATGCTACCTATACTTCACCCGTCCAGATCGAAGGCGGGCGCGTTATGTTCGATATAGGCAGAACGGTAACACTAGCGTAATGTCAGTTACTACTACTTATAGCCCAGATAAAGATACTTACTTAAAAGAGTCATCGCCTACTACTAACTCTGGTACGCGAAGCAATTTAGATATAGGGAGGGCTACCGTATTTGCCTCTACTACCTCTTTAAATGCTGTTTTAGAGTTCGATATATCGGCTTTAACTGATCCTACAGCTATTTTTAGCGCGACCCTAAACCTAGTACATACGCGTAACACTGGGGCTAATACTAATACAGTAACCTTAAAACGCCTAGATCTAGGCTTTGTAGAATCTGGAGTGTCAGGTTGTACTTGGCAGTATGCAGACACCACGGACACCGATACAGCATGGTCTGGGGGTGCAGATTATGCCAAGGGTGAGCCTGCGCCTATAACTTTTAACGTAGGGGCTACAGGGGCTACAGAGGCTTTAGATGTTAGAGAGTTTATATTAGATGCCATATTTAGACGAGCTGGCATATTACGTCTAGTAATAGATGGCGACTCTACCGGTACAGACGGCTACACTAC